TACATCTTATCAAACGGAGCTCCATAGAACGCTAATTGTTCAGTATATTTATCAAAATATGACATATCCATACTAAAACCAAGCGTACCATCATAATACATAGAAGTAACTTTGCAATAGTCTGGGTCTAATGGTAAGATAAACAAACCAGTATCGTCATAATATACACAACCATAAGCACAGTCTTCTCGCCATGCTATAACACGCATCTTAAATAATTCAGATTCGAGATTAATAGGTTGTAAAATTTTTAAAGTATTATAATATGACTTAGTTACCTTTTCTGGATTATTTTCTTTTACTAAATCAATCAAGGGTATTACTACACGCGATTTTGTATCAACCATTCCCGCATTATACCAAATTAACCTACGATATGATTGACACCGATAATATAAAAACCTACTTAAATTTCTCAGCATTTTATAATAACTTGCTGGATTTTGTAAGTAGGTTCGTAGTGTTTCTTTAGAAAACGTAGAATATGTACGTGTTTCGTTTTTAGCCGCATTAATAAGTTGTACGGCTTTTTGAGCATTTTCAAAACGCTCAATAACAGACCCTTTATCAAGCCAATATTTTTCAATTTCTTTGGCTGTGCGAGGGGTCTTGGCATCGACAGAAGACATAGAGGATGCCTTCGTAGTAGATTCGGTTACCATCACATTATGTCTCCTTTTCTAAAAAAATCTATGTTTAGTAGCCTGTCTAAATTGAAGCTGATTTAATATGTTCTGTTCCGTATTTTTCTGCGGACGTAATTTACGTTCTAATATAACTTGAACATAATAGTTATAAGCCATAGAAGAATAACGGTCTTTTCGAGCGCCTGATTTTTCCATTAATTTAATATTAGTACCTTTTACTTCATGGTCTAAATATATTAATTCATTAATAGCCATGGTAGTTTGTACATAAGGCGCTTTATATGTCGCTTGTTCAACAACATTCGATTTTGAGTACCCTTTAATTTCAGTTTTTAAAACTTCTTCTGCTTCAAATTCAGATATTAATAAATTTAAACGTCCTTCTTGAATTCCACTTCGTAATAGAGTACAACACTCTGTATTAAATGAAGGTGAACCAAAAATAGGATGTATTACCTTGAGCGCATTTTTTACTTTACAACGCTCAGTATATACTTGATACTTTGCATCAGTATAATCTTTATGCAAAGTTAAAGCTCCATACGTTTCACCAGTTTCAGGGTCATATTGGTCTTTGATAATAAAATCAAATATACCAACGCCCACACCTTTAACGTCCAGAGCTAAATCAGTACATTTATAATGATAAAATAGGCGCATGATACGTAATCCTAATTCATCAGTTGTCATACCTTCATGATTTTCCATAAAGAAAAAATTACCAATATACCTATTATTATTAGACGGTATACAGCTATTAATCATTAAACTAGCTGCGTCGTTTTTGTTTTTTTTAGAAGATAATAAAGCAATATCGGCTGATAAAATTCTTTTTTCATTTGTAACCAAATCAGGTACTTTTATATTTTTTGTTACACTTAATTCCAACGAAGGATAAGCTTTTTTTAATTTACGACGTTTTACTAAATCTTCAAATTTAAAGAAAGAACCGTCAGTATCTCCAAAAAATAACGCTTCCATCTCCATAGAAAATTTTACGGGGTCAAAGTCTGCTTCACTGAATTCATCTTCAATTTGCGAACGAGATAATAAACCTTCTTTAATTGAAATTTGATATGGTAGACTACATATAAAATATTTTTTAGCAGTATCCATCATATTAACAAAATATGCTTGAGCCTTAGCATACGACCAATGGCTTTGATACCAAGCAGAAGACATATATATTTCTTTGTTACGTTCTACAAGATGAGCATATTCTGGTTTATTTAGATAGTTTGGTGTTCTTGGAGCGGTTAAGAATTTTCTTAAAACTGTATTAATAATATCTAAGTCAACCATTCTAAATTCGTCACAAATCAAAATGTTTGCACGAGAACCACGTCCACTATCTGAAGCAGTCACAACCTTAATCCAAGAACCGTTTTTAAATGAAATTACTGCATTATTTTGTCCTATACTAATATTGGAAATTTCGGCGCATAAATTTGATGAACCCCAAGTGTAATTTTTACAAAAATCATCTTTGATTTTTAACAGTACCTCATTGGCCTGCGGACGAGTAGCAGAAGAGATACATATTTTTGTTTTTGGAAATAATATACATCGCACAACACAAAACAATGCTGTAAGCCAAGTCTTGCCTTGGCCACGAGCAGCGATGTACATAAAATAATTGTTATGCATCATGGCATATAACAATATTTTTTGGAATAGTTTTAAGGTAATATTAAGATAATCTTTACACAATCGATGTGGATTTTCTCTATAAAAACCAGCCCATAAAGCTATTCCATTCATTATTTTTTCTGATTTTTCTTGAACGACCTCGGTAGCAGTTTTCTTTTTCAGATTAGCCATTAATCTTCATCCGACATTCCAAATATCTGTTCAAACAAACCTTCTGTGTCTTCTTCTTCACTATATTCAGGTTTGGTAACAGTATATTTATGTATAAAACTGTCATATAATCTACTCAGTGGATTTTTTAATTTAAGCATTTTAGCCAGATGTCCTTTAAAGAACACATCTAAATATAAACCAATCTTATCAACATCTTTTAAATCATCATCCACTTCAGGAATAGGTCGTTCGTTTTCCCATTTATCTATTAATGTGCCCAGTGTTTGAGCATCTGATAAAGTATCCAAAGCATTTTGTTTTGGTTTTAAATTAGCCGTATCCAACAATTCTTGGAAGGTTCGGTCTAAATCTTTGGTTTGAGCCCCTACCTTATCGGCATTTAATAATTTTAACTGAATAAAACACAATCTCTTAAATACTTCTTCCTGCGCTTTAGTATTACACTCATGTCGAGTTACCCAATCTTTATATTGTGTATCTAAGAAAATTAAATCTCGGTCTGAAAATTCATAACCCCAAAATTCTTTCATTCGCTTTGTAATTTTCTTTGTTTCTAATTCATTAGCGCCATCTTCTTCAAAAATTTCCAAATCAGAATCCAGCCAAGTTTGTTCTTGATATTGTGGCAAACTATTAACCATGGTTACATATTGTCCCCAGATATTACCACGACGACTTAAAGAAGTTTCATCACTAATAGCGCGAATAGCGGAATTATATAATTCATTCGAAAATGGTTTATTCATAATTTTTAATGCGCTCTGTATAGATTGTCTTGTTTCAGCTACTTCTTTAGTTTTGTCGTTATAATTTGTGGCGATTTTAAATAGACAAGATTTACAAGCAGGGCATAAGCCAGAAGCGTATGTAGAACTTTTATAAAATTTAGCTTTAGGTAACCACTCACCGCACCAATGACAATAAGCGGTATCAGCATTTTTTTGACATTCTTTTTTATAATCTTTTAAAAGATTGCCATATGCTTTTCGTAATTCAGTTAAAGTATATTTTTTATAATCATCTTCAGGATTGTTTATAATTGCTTTAGCAGCGGCCCGAGCTTTTGCTTTTGCCTTTGCTTCTATAACTTTTTCTTTTTCTACTGCTTGTTGAAGAAGCTCATCTTCAATTCGCACCATATGTTTCGCCATAATTCACCATTCCTTCTAACTTAACGCGTTAAATGAGGAGAATTAGCAATTACAATCCATTCTGTTCTAGATGGACGAAGTGTTTTATTATTTAACATATCCAGCATACATTTACTGTTAACATCCTCGTGATAAATAACAAATCCATCCATTCCATAATACATATTTTTATCTTCATTATATGTTTGCCATACATCAATTTCCCACACATTACGGCAAATATCTAAATGTAACGTTAAGCCATATTCTCTGTCATATTCAAATGTATCAACGTCACAATAAGTCAATTCAACATTGTCATATGTTAAAAATTTCTTTAATGTTTTATAAATATAATCAAAATCTGCAACAAGGGTAGAACTTAAACTCTCGATATCAATTTCTTGAGACATTAATTCTACAACCTCATTAACATTTGTAATAACTCTCATAATTCCTTTACCTCTTTAATCTTTGTATTCCTATAAAGCCACAACTTTAGATTTATCTGAAATCAAATTTCCATCTTTATCTTGACAAATTAATGCATAACCCATCTGTTGTGGTCGTGATAATTTTCCATCCATATATTCCATTTTGGCTACATTGGCAAAAGCGCCTTGTTCAAATAAACGTACATAACCACATTTACTATCTCCAATAGAATGTGTATGTGCCATTACAACACAATCGAAAGATTCTTTATCTGTATCTTGTAAATAATCTTTAGCTTTATTTGCAGTTGCCAAAATTCCAGACCGAAATGCAAGGGGGTGGACAAACCATGTTTTACCAATTTTACATTTCCAATCGTCGATATAAATAATTTCAATATCTGTAAAAATATTACACAGTGGTTCATACCAGCTTTTAGATTTACTGCGTTTATCATAATGATAAAAACCATCTTTAAATATTAATTCTAATGACGTATCTGGTAATAGTTCTAAAATATCTGTATCTAAATTTTTGGCAAAATAATTTGCAAATCTTTTATCATGATTACCATAATTACAAACTACTTTTTTAGGTTTTAAGTATTCAAGTAAATCAATTAAATATTGTCTACCAAGAATTAATTCTTCCATAGGAGAAATTCTATATTGTTTACTCCATTTCGAAAGTGCCTGACAATCAACCACATCACCATTGATTTGTAAAATATCTATGTTTTTATAATCTGATAACAAAGTATAATCTAGTTGGAATGGAATATGTAAATCAGAAATACTTAAAATTCTTGTAGCTACACCTTTATCACTTAAAATATAATCATCATATTCTGCATAAGCATACCCTTTATGACGCAAAGAATCTGCGCTTTCGTCCAACTCAAGAATATCTACAATAGTATTCCAATCCACTTTAATTTCTTTATTTATTTTTGCTTTACACAATCTAACTTTATGTTCAAAAGCCGTTTCATTCGGCTGTCTCAATAAATCCATGTATTAACTCCTTTATATCCAATATCCACATAAAATAAAGGCCGCATCACTTTATAAAGTGATACGACCTCCAACCAAAAAGAAAAAAAGAAAGGATATTTACTCAATTCCTCGTAATCTACGATATTCATGTTTTAATTTATCTTTAAATCTATTAGCAAATTTCGCTTTAATAATAATATTTTCTGGTGTTTTAAGTGGAAGAGAAGAGACTACATTGTTTGGCATTACGCGTTCTGGCACATATTTTCCAGTAACCATAATACAGCCACAGATTTTAATTTTCAGTTCTTCATTTTCTTCCAATTTTAAAAATTCTTCTAATAATAAATCACTCATAGAATCAAAAATATTAGCCACATCTGTCTGGACATAACCAGTTCTTTGGGAAATATTTTTAAGAAATTCTTTATAAGTAATCGCTTTTATATTTTTTGTTGTACTCATGTTGTTCCTTTTAATCCTTTATATCCGTTTTTATTATTTCCTATTATAATCGCTCCTGTGTACGCACTATTATAATAAATTTAATATAGACATCAGCGTGCGCCTTACTCGCGGAGCGTATTATTGAGAGAAAAATAATGATACTTTATTCTCTCTCTTTCAAAGTATGAAAAAAATTTTATACTATAAAAATCACACATATTTACGCTACAAATAAGGGTAGTGGTACTACCCATTATTTGCGTTTTTCACGACATTTTTTACAATATTTATAACGAATTTGTGCCTCATTTCTAGTTTTCATATGTCCTTTTCGTGGTTTATATTTAGGAATGTATTGACCACAATCCGCACAAAATTTACCCTGTTTAGTGGCAACCAGCCATTGATAGCCAAGATTATCCATGTTGACAACTTGATAAAACACTTCACTATCTGGATTTTCATCTACAATATTAATTTGCCAATTATAACGGGCATAACTATTTGTGCGAGTAATAAATCCCGCGATTCGCAACTCACGTAACAATTCTAATTTGGCTTCAGAAGAGCCTCTCACATTAGCTAATGCAAATAAGGGCGCAATACCATCTGAAAAGTAATTTACCCAATGATTATTTTCAGAATTGCGGAAATCATGGAATTTACATAAACAAAGCATTGTAAATAATAATTTTTGTAATTCCTCATTTTCAATTTTTTTAATTATTTTCTGTTCTTCTTTTGTAATATTAATATAATCAATACACACTAAAGGTCTCTCATGTGCATAAGAAATCGCATAATCTAATTGTTTTAATAAATATTCCGAAGTGATAGGTGAATCATAATTATTATATAATTCCTTTATTAACTGTCGAACTTCATCATCAGTTTTATGTAATTCATATATATAATACTTGGACAGTAATAACATAGCACGAGACATTTTTGCGTGGATATTTTTACCCGTTAGAAGTTCTTCTTCTACGTATTTTTTTTCATTTAATATAAATTTACCCATTTTTTTCCTCCTCTGACATATCCATATAATTATCATAATTAATAGTACGCATACTAAATTTTTCTCCCCAAAATTCAATTTCACCTTCACGGTCTTGTACTGGATAAGAAATTAAATTATTATGTCTATTTAATAAATTACGAATGATTTGTTCACCACATACATCCCAAACAAACTGTTTTGAATTTGAATGGGTGTAACACAAATCAATTAACGCATCCGTTACTGTTTCGGCATTATTACAAATACTAAAAATTTGTTGTTTAAACCAATCCAGAGTTAAAGTATAAAAAGCAGTATACTCGTCTTTAGTAATTTGATGTCTTTGTAAACGAACTTGACACTCAACAGAACGTCGCTTATATTCGTCGTAAATTGCTTCGACTTCTTTTTTAATACGTTTATTTATTTTATTTTCAGACAATAATAATGCATAATCAAACTCTTTATTATCTTTTTTGGTTTTTCCTAATTTTTGTTCTAATTGCCAACAAAGTCTATTCATTATTGAAGGGGCATAAGAAACTGGGCAATTTTTAAAATAATTATTTAGAAAATTTTGTTCTACTGGGGATAAAAATTCATGATTTTTATATTTAGAAATTAAATCAGATAAGAAAACAGATAATTCATCATAACAAATATAATTCATTGTTTTAAAATATCTATCAAATTCTTGTTTTAATGAAAGATAATTATAGATAAAGAAATATGGATATTTATCAGCAACTATACGCTGGTTAAATTGTTTTTGTAATATAGTGCACGCTTCATCGGTCTCCAAAATTTCATTTGGCTTGATACGTTTCCATTCGGCGGGCATTGGTTTACAAATAATACCTTTGGCTTTCCTTTATACCCTCGGTTTCCCGATATTTATTAGGGGAGTAGAGCACATCATCACCTCATAATAATGAGGGCAAGGCACTTCTGATTAAGGAATTTCACCTTAATCATACAGATTTCATCATCTCAATGAGACGGTATATCTTGCTCGTTAGACCTTCTAAAATGTCACCATTTTAGCTTGGCACTGGATTATCTTGTATATAACAGTCTTGATGGACTATGCGATATGTTTCCATCTTCTATATGTAGCAATTAAATACACAGCAGGTCTTGGTATATCTAGTAGATTTGAAATTTCTGTGTATGTTAAGTTTTCTTCTTTATGTAAGCGTCTTATTTCTTTTACTGTTTCTACGTCATATTTTGCACCATTAGGTTTAGTTTGTTGGATTTTTGAAAAATTTTTCTTTGCTTCTGCTGACCATTGATATCCAGAAGCATATTCAGAGATTTGTCTGCCGTATTCTTTTCGTTCTTCATCGGAAAGATTTTTAAATCGTTTCTTCTGTGATTCAGACATCCTTTTTTTAGTTTCATTAGTGGCTTTACGGCCTGTCATATTAATTCTATTTTTATTACCAATTTTTCTTTTGGTTTCTTCTGATAAATGTTTTCCTAGATTATGACCACCATCGCCACCATCTCCAATATTATAGGCAAGACCTTTATCTTTATATAATTTAATATATTTTTGTTCCAACTTATTAACTATATGAGTATCTTCGCCATCTTTACATTCGTACAATACAATAAATTCAAAGTTATCTTCTCCATATTTATTGAAAGATTTTTGTAGGTGTGGATTAATATGATATCCACCACGAAGACTTGTAAAGTGACAATCTTTTCTATCACCAAAATTCATTTCTGTCTTACCAACGTAGACTTTATTATTGGTTTTATTTCTTATTCCATAAATTCCATATGTTTTATATAAACTTATATAATCACATCCTGTCTTGTAAAATATTTCGCATAGTATTGTTATATATTTAGATTTTCCCAGTTAGCACATTACCTAGTCGTCATTTCCTACAACTCCTAAACGTGTAATGTACACCCTATATTTATAGGTTCACCTTGTTATTCAATACACATCGCTGTGTAAGGCGACTCAAAATTAATCGATAGCATTCTGTTGGTATAATTGTCCACACTTGATTCTGTAATCTAATACTTTATATTCTTCTGAATCTTTTTTAAAATTAGCTTGAATATCAATTTGAGAAGTAATGGTGTTAGTAGTTGCTCCGATTTCATCTCCGAAACTTAATAAATTAGCTTGTACAATATCTTGTTCTGT